TTTACTGACGATGTTAAGCCTGACTTGCTGGGCGAGCAGCTGCCGACACTTACCTGGGCCGAACCACCGCAAACGCTAACAGGGCTGACTAACCTACCCAACGGCTTGATGGCTGGGTTCTCAGGCAGAGACGTATATTTCTGCGACCCCTACCACCCGCACGCTTGGCCCGAACAGTATGTGCAGACCATGGACTATCCTGTCGTGGGCTTGGGTCGAATGGACACCACGCTAGCCGTGCTGACGAAAGGCACACCGTATCTTATTCAAGGCACGCACCCTGATAGCATGGCGGTTGTAAAATCGGATCTTGAGCAAGCCTGCGTGTCTAAGGAGAGCATTGTAAGTCTGGGGGGTGCGGTTGTGTATGCTGCTCCTGACGGCTTGATGCTATTGTCGTCTGGCGGGTCCAGAATAATTACGCAGGACATGTTCAGCTACAAGCAGTGGCAAGCATACTTTAAGCCAGAGTCGATCCACGCGTACCAGCAGGATAACAAGTACATCGCGTTTTACGACAACGGCACGACGCAGGGCGGGTTTATCTTCGATGTGGCGAGTGGGCAGTTTATATTGCACAACATCTACGCCACGGCGGGGTACCACGACTTGCAGAGAGACAAATTGTTTTTAGCGTACGCCGACCGATCACTGAAAGCGTGGGAACGCGGTGGTGCGATGTCGTACACATGGAAGTCTAAAAAATTTACTCTGCCGCAGATTACGGGGTTTTCATGTGCGCAGCTTGAAGCCGAAGCATACCCAATGACGCTAAAAATATACGCTGATACAACGCTTATCCACACTCAGACTGTGCAGAATAGAAACCCATTTAGGCTTCCTTCCAAAGTTGGTCGAGATTGGGAAATGCAGGTCGAAGGGTCTAACGAAGTGTTCTCACTGGCGATCGCCCACTCAATGACGGAGTTGGCCAATGCCTAACCTACCCAGCGTTACCAGCCCATTACCGCGTGATTTGCAAATGTTTGTTCAGCGGGTCAGAGAAGCCATCGACGGGGGTGGACTAGACGGTCTTGTGACGGCGCGTCAAATGGTAGCCTCGGGCGTAGCTTCGTTTTCAAACGGTGCAATTTCGTCACCGGCGGCTTCTAGGATTGACGCTCCTAGCCCTCCAACTAACCTAACCGGTTCTGGGGCGCTCGCCAATATCGTACTATCGTGGGACTCACCGACATACGTGGGGCACTCATTTACCGAAGTGTGGGCCGCGACTCAAACAAATTCACAAGTATCAGCGGGGGAAGCGCCTCTAGCACCGCAAGCAGTTTTGGTCGGTATAACGGCAGGTGACAACTTTGCCCACAACCTTGGTAGCGCCGCTACGCGCTATTACTGGGTAAAAAACGTCAACCAAAACGGGCTTGCCAGCGCATTTAACGCGACTGCGGGTGTAGCCGTAACTACGGGGTCCGACCCTGCTTATGTATTGTCCGTACTCAGCGGCGAAATTACTACAAGCCAACTACATAACGACTTAGGCACGCGGATTAACTTGATCGACGGGGCAGCTTCGCTAACCGGGTCGGTAAATGCTAGGGTTTTAGCGGAGGCCAATAGCCGTTCTAGCGGTGATACCGCGCTCCAAAGCAACATAACCGCTGAACAAACGGCCAGAACAAGCGCGGATACAGCGCTGGCATCGGATATAACAACGCTTCAGTCTTCGGTTTCTACAAACGCCGCTGCCATAACCGCTGAACAAACGGCTAGAACAAGCGCGGATACAGCGCTGGCATCGGATGTGACAACGCTTCAATCTACGGTTGGGGGGCATACCTCTAGCATACAGACAAATACCAGTTCAATTAACGGCGTCGAAGCTAAACACACTGTAAAAATAGATAATGGCGGACACATATCTGGTTACGGCTTAATTTCTACTAACAACGACGCAACGCCGACTTCTGAATTTGGGGTGCGAGCTGACAATTTTTGGGTTGCCCCACCTACAACGGTGCAGGCTACTGCGCCTACCTCGGGTTTATACAAGGGCTACGCTTGGAAAGACTCTGACGATAATGTAACTCGGTACTGGGACGGTTCAGCGTTTCAAACTACGCCGCAGACAATTCCTTTTGCGGTGCGTTCTGCTGGCCAAACCATTAATGGAGTTACTGTCCCCGCAGGCGTTTACATAGACACCGCCATGATTGCAGACGCAACAATTACAAATGCTAAAATTGGCTCTCTTACCGCAGACAAAATTACGGCTAGCCTACTTAACACCGTGGACTTTTACGGCAACACTATTGCAGGTGCTACAATGTACCTTGGTGGGTCAGTAAGTTACAGTCAAACCAACGGAGTAAACACAGGCATATCGAGTGTGTCGAACCCCAACGTGACGATGGCGGCGTCGGGGGCTACGTTTAAAGTTAACGCTTTTAAAGTTGATAACGGAAATAGTGGTACGGCCACACCGTTCCAAGTCGTAAACAACTCAGTTTTTATTGACTCAGCTGTGATCAAGGATGCTGCCATCACGGGGGCTAAAATAGCTGATGCGGCTATTACAACGGCAAAAATCCAAGATGCTAACATAACTACGCTCAAGGTCGCAGACGAACAAATAACGGCGACTCGTTCTATTGCGTACACAGTGCCATCGTCGGCAAACCGAAACGTTGATCAGACTTTCAACTTGTCGTTCCCCCATACTGCGGACTATGTCATCATTATAGGAATTAGTAGGGATATAGCAGGTACTTTTGGTGCCTTAACCGACGCCGCAGTGCAAGATTTTAAATTGTATATCGACGGGGTGCAATCTGCGCGTCTTTATGCTTCACCTCTGTCTGTGGTGTTTAACAGTAACATTAGAAGCCACCTGCAAACCATAAACCACACCTACAACGCAAATGGCACGTTAGGCACTATTCCGGTCAGGCTAACGTACACGCTATCTGTTGGGTCGGGAATAACGGGCGGTGCAACCGGGCTGCGAGTTTCTTTCCAAGGAGCAGTAAAATGAGTAGTGCGACGTATTACGATACTACGACGGGGCAAATACTGGGGTCACTGACATCGGTAGAGTCGGACATACTTGCGAACCAGCCAGCGGGTTCTGGGCGAACTAGCGGAGTTTACGACCCAGACGAATACTACGTCGATGTAAGCAATGGTAGGGTAGTTGTTATCCCTGACCGACCTGTAAACCCAGAGGGTTTTGTCTTTAGTTACGAAACAAAGGCTTGGGTAGATGGTAGGGGTTCTGCTCAAATATCTTCTGCTTTTCGTTATCGCAGAAATCAACTCCTGTTAGACTCCGACTGGACACAACTGCCAGACGCTCCCGCTGACGCCCCCGCTTGGAAAACATACCGGCAGCAGCTTAGAGCCTTAGCCGTGCCGACCACTGCCGTAGAAGAAGCTGGCATATCGTGGCCGGTAAGCCCGAGCTAAAATGAGGATTGTTTTTATGTACCCTTATGTGTTAACACGTGAACAGGTTGTGCCATGTCTACGTCTGTATTAGTATTCGACGACAAGGAACGGATTGGTGATTGGGTCGCAGAACGAGTGGGACAGCTGTCCTCTTGGGGCGGCTTTTACGCAATGGGCGCTGAACTAAAAGGCGAGCTTGTATCGGGACTGGTGTTTAATAACTTCACCGACTCCAGTGCAACAGTTCATCTAGCGGTTAGCACACCCACCAAAACTTTGTCGCAGATGCTCGATCACGGGTTTTTGTATGCGTTTAAGACATGTCGGCTCCGTAGGTTAACCGGATTGGTGGAAGCACAGAATGAAAAGTCACTCAAAATCATTAAGCACCTCGGCTTCGTTGAAGAAGGCGTCATGCGTGAAGCCGGGACTGGTGGGCAAGACATTGTCGTACTGGCGCTGTGGCCAGCCAACTACCGTAAAGGAAAATTAAATGGGCAAGAGTAGTCCTCCACCCCCCGACTATACGCCGCTAGCCGAGGCAAGTGCAGAAGCGGCACGCATACAAGCCGGTCTGGGCCGCGAACAACTTGCTTTTGCACGCGAGCAGTACGATCGCTCGGCTCCTATAATGGAACGTATCGCTAACCAGCAGATGGCTGCGCAAGACGAGCAAATGGCGCAAGCTAGAGATTACTATAATTACCAGCAAGACACGTACCGACCGCTTGAACGGGGGCTGGTGGCAGATGCGCAGCGGTTCAACACCGAAGCGTACAGGAACGACCTAGCCAGTAAAGCCGCAGCCGACGCCGGTGTGGCGTTCGGGCAGAGCCAAGCCATGAACCAGCGAGCTATGGCAGCGATGGGGGCGAACCCCAACTCTGGCCGTTTTGCCGGGATGCAGCAAGCCAGTGGTCTAGCGCAAGCAGCTACTAGAGCCAATGCTATGACAGGGGCTAGAACACAAGCCGACCAGATGGGCTACGCACGTAAACTTGACGCCGCGGGTCTTGGTCGAGGGTTGGCCGGTGCTTCAGCCGCAGCTTACGGTGGAGCTACCAACGCGGGTTCTCAAGCAGGGATTAACGCTCAGTCAGCTGGGTCTAATTACATGCTGGGTATGGGGCAAGGCGCTGGCACAATCGCTCAAGGACAACAAATGCAGATCGGTGGTTTAGGCAATATCCTCAACACCCAAGCCG